AAACCCTAATACATTTATAGATCAATATGTCAGATATATTGATAAACATCTCTATACATTATTCCCTAAAACCCAGGACGCTAAAACAGCTGATGCTATTATTGAATTGTTTCGTAAACGCGAAACATTAGAAATATTCAATAAAAAAGCATTATACATTTATATTCGTGAAATAACAGATGTATCTACACCTCAGATTACCAAAATCACTAAAAAATTAGATAAGTTACGTACCAAGTTATACAATGAATATTATATTCATGGGTATATAAAGATTTAAGGATATTATATTTATTATCAAACGCGATTTATGGCTAATTTTGACGATATAAAGTTATTCGGTGAAACATCATTATCTGATATTTTTAAGCAAGCCCACAAACGTACCAAAGATACTGATAAACAGATTAATGAACTAATTGATGCTCTTAAACCTCTTGCATCATCTAACGCAGGTTCTGCAGTAATGTTGATGCCTACTGTTAAAGATTTAATTGATGTTAATGTAAAAAATAACGAACAATTAATCAAAATGGCAGGAATTGCTCAAAGAGCAGCTACTGCTAATGCAACTGGTAATGCAGATTCATTTTTTAATCCAGATGAAATACAACAATTATTAGAAGAACAACGTAATGTGCAAATTGAGGGGCAAAAACTATTAGAACAAACTGAGATTATCCAACATCAAATTGAAAACAAATGAGAGTAAGAGAAAATTTAAGTGGTATTGTATCATCTTCTAGCAATAAAAACCAATCACCTTCTCCTATTAGACCTAAAATAGGAAAAGTATATGGTGTTGTAATGAATGAAAATACTCCTTCAAAGGAATTATTTGAAAGAGCAGGAGGATGGGGTGGAATAGGATCTGTTTATTATTTAGATTACAATAATAATAAAGATGTTAATGTAGTAGAACAATCTCTTTTAAAAATAGCAAAACCATTTTTTTCTAATATCCAAGATTATCCTTTAAAAGGAGAACTAATATATATTATAGATGGCCCTTCTCCTATAAGCCAGATAGGAAATTCAGGACAAAAATATTATCTAGGAACAATTAACTTATGGAATAATAATCAGCAAAATGCTATTTCTGGTATTTCTCTAGGAAAAACATTTAGTGAAAATGCTGATATTAGACCTTTAATATCGTTTGAAGGAGATAGAATATATCAAGGAAGAAAAGGAAATGGTATTAGGTTTGGAAGTACAGTTAAATTAAGATCAGATATAAATGAATGGAGTAGTATAGGAAATGATGGGGATCCTATTACTATATTAGTTAATGGATATATAACTACTGATAAAAAATCCTTAAAACCTAATGTTGAAGAAATAAATAAAGAATTATCTTCAATTTACCTTACATCAACTCAAAAACTCCCTCTCAAACCAGGAGCTTTAATTAGAAATCCAATAACATCTGCTACTGCTGCAGGAGATTATATTGAACCACAGATTATTTTAAATAGCAATAGAATAGTTCTTAATTCTAAAAAAGATGATATAATATTATCTTCTAGTGGATTAATTGAATTAAATACTGATAGTATTGTTAATATAAATAGTGGGGGATATATTCATTTAAATATAGAGTCCACTAATAAAGATTCTAAAATATTATTAGGAACTCAACCTGGAGGAGAAGTTCCTGTTGAACCCTTATTATTAGGAAATAAAACTCATGATCTTTTATTAGATATATTATCGTCTCTATCTACATTAGCTTCTTATCTAACAACAGCTAATACCCCTACTTCAGATGGATCTGTTCCTATATCTGATATTAATAGTGCTGGTGATCAATTATTTGCTGATGTTCAAACATTAATGGATCGATTAAGTACAATTCAATCACAAAAAGTATTTACTGTATAATATGGCTGAATCAATATTACCTATAAAAACCCCTCCTCTTCCAATAAATACAGGAAACATATCTGGGTTAATTCCTAATAAGGATGCTTTAAATACATTATCTTCAATTCAACGCCCCCAAACATTTGGAGATCAAATAAAAGATCCAAATAATCAACAACTTACACCTTCTAATAATAGACCTAGATTAAGTAAATTATTAAAAGATAAAGTAGCTCTTATTAAAGAAGGAATACAATTAGAAATTAATCATATTACATATGTAAATATTACCCTTTTTAATAAAAAAACCCCTAAAAAACAGTTAGTAAATGGAGTAGTAAAAGAAATTGATGCTGAAATAACTGAAGAAGAATATCAAACTGCTCTTATTATAGAAAATGGAGGCACATTACCTAACGGCCAGATAGTCAAAGGAAACTACCCAGAGGCAAAAGAAAATTTACGAAAACGAAAAGAAGAAAATCAAAAAGCAATTGATGATTTTTTTAAAGATCCTTTTCAAAAACAAAAGAAAGAAAAAAAAGAAAGAAAAAAAAAGAGAAAAGAAAAAGTAAAAAAATCAAAAGAGGACAAGAGAAAAGCAAGAAGAGAAAGAACTAAAACTCTTCTAAAAAGTGCCAAAGCAGCAAAGGCTTTAGCTCCAGTTGCAATGGTGATGATTTCAAATAAAATAGCTGAAATTATTGCTCAAAGTGATAAAATAGGTAAATTAGTAAATGATACTAATGCTATAATAGAAGATGCTAATTTATCCAACAATCCTGAAAAACTCCAATCAGCTAAGTTATCCAGAGATAATGCTATTAGAATTATAGATGATAATATTAAAAAATTACAAGCAATTAATAATGATATTCAAAGAATATCATCTTACATTGGTATATTTTCTACGATTGTAAATACAATTACTGCAATTCCTATCCCAACTGCTGTTCCTCCTGGTATAGGTATACCTGTAAATTTAATTATGAGATTTTTCAAAATATTAGATAAAGCTAATAGAATAGTTTTACTTCTAAGTGCATATATACCCTCAATATTATCAACTTTACAAAAAGCAATTCAAATATTAAATGATTATAAATCCCAATTATTAAATATAAATGGAGAAATAGATAATGCTTCTACTTCTACAGAAACCCCTGAAGATTTTCTAACACCTCCTTCTGGAACAGATTTTCCTGAATATAAAGGATTTAAATTTGCTTTAAGAGAAGAAGATAATCCTGAATTTGTTGTTAGGGGTTATAAACGTAGATACGCTGTTGCTATCAATAAAGCCGGAGTTGAAGTTCTAAAAAGTGAATTTTCATTTACATTAGATCCTAATGATTTAATTGAACAATTAAAATTATTAATAGATCAACGTAACTTATCTGCTTCTTCTTCAAACTCTTTTGGATCAACAGGAACAGGAAATACAGGAAGAGTAGCAGGAAACACATCTCAATTCCAAATATCAACTCCTTCTTCTTCTAACATAAATGCGGCTAAAAAAGCAGCCCTTACACAACCACCCCAACCTGTAACTATTCAGGGCCCAACAAAAACTTTAACCGAAAAAATCCCTTTAAGTACTCAGAAAAAAACATATTTAAGAGGATTATCATTATCTCCTTTACCAAACATTGTGAAAGATGCTAATTTTATTCTTAGAGAAGATAAAAAATGGCAAGCAAAATTTAAAATATATAGAGAAAGTGTTAGCCGTGATATATTAAGACTTGAACCTTAAAATATTTATTCATATGAATGTTAAATTATTTAAAAAATTAATTAAAGAAGCCGTAGTTGAGGCTATCTATGAAGAATTACCTGATATTATTAATGAAGCTTTAGCTAAACAAAATAAGCAACCGCTTCATGAAAATAAATCATTTAATTTCACCAGTGCAGATATAGTACCATTATCCGGGGATGTACGTAACTCATTAATGGCTAAAATGGGAGCTGAATTTGGTTTTCAACAACCTCAACGTAATGATTTAAAAGTTATTGATGCTGTTGATCCTTCAACAGGTGAAAAAATTAACCCATACCTAGCTTTTATAAGCGACGCAGCAAATAATATGACTGCTCAAGAAAAATCAGGACTAAGAAATTTAGAATAACATGCCCATACCTTTAATAAAACGTATAAATTCTTTAGATTCTCAAAAGAACATTGCCATTGGGGTATCTTTACCTTTTAATGGTCCGGCTGGACCTTTTAATAGTACATATAGTACCAAAGATCAGGTTAAATCTAATTTACTTAATTTATTACTAACAATTCCCGGTGAGAGAATAATGAATCCTGAATTTGGATGTAGATTAAGAGAAGTATTGTTTGAAGGTATAAATAATGATATAGATAAATTAATTACAAATAATATAAATACTAGTATATTTACATATATTCCTGAAATAGAATCCACAGACATAATAATAAATCCGTCTACAGATGAAAATTTAATAACTATTATTCTTAGATATAAATTAACATTTTCTCAAGAAACGGATCAAATAACTTTACAATTCACATAAAATGGCTAATAATGTATCATATTTAAATAAAACTTTTAGCGAATTTAAAAATAACCTTATAAATTATGCTAAAACTTATTTTCCTAATGTCTATAACAACTTTTCAGATGCTAATCCTGGAGGATTATTCATAGATATGGCTGCTTATGTAGGTGATGTTACTTCATTTTATTTAGATAGTCAAACACAAGAAAACTTTTTAATACATGCTAAAGAAAAAGAAAATTTATTTGCTTTAGCTTATATGTTGGGGTATCATCCTAGAGTATCTTATGCTTCCAATACCATAATTGATATATACCAATTGATACCTTCTACACAAGATCCTTTTGGAAATTTAGTACCTGATTATAGCTATGCTTTAGTAGTTCCTGTTAATACTTCTATTACTTCTAACACAAATAATATTAATTTTTTAACAATAGAAGAGGTAGATTTTAGTGATACTACTAACATGGAAGTAACTACAGCTGATGATAATTATTTTTTACTTAAAAAACAATCAAAAGTTATTTCTGCTACTATAACATCAACAATATTACCTTTTTCTATTCCTCGAAAATTTTCTATTGCTAATATAACAGATACAAATATATTACAAATATTAGATGCAACAGATGAAGAAGGAAACAAATGGTATGAAGTACCGTACTTAGCTCAATCTTATATATTTGATAAAGTAACTAATCCCAACTACAATAGTGATAATGTTCCTTATCTATTACAATTAAAAAGAGTACCTCGTCGCTTTGTTTCTAGGTTTTTATCAGATAATACACTACAATTAGAATTTGGAGCAGGATTATCCCCCAATATTACTGATAATAATATTGTACCCAATCCCGATAATGTTCAATTAGGACTAATACCAGGTATCTCAAACTTATATAACAATTTTAATAAAGCTTCTATATTCCATACTCAAGAATATGGTTTAGCTCCAACAAGTGATATAACAGTTAGATATCTTATTGGTGGGGGTATAGAATCTAACATACCTGTTAATTCTTTAAATAATATAGACCAAACAACATCTAAATTTAAAAATACTCCTTTTAATTCTAATCCTTCTTTAATAAATTTTATAAAACAAAGTTTAGCATCTACTAATCCTATAGCAGCTTCTGGAGGAAGAGGAGGAGATCAAATTGAAGAAATACGTAATAGTGCTTTATATGCTTATCAATCTCAACTACGTGCTGTAACTAGAGAAGATTATATGGTAAGAGCATTATCTCTTCCTTCAGAATATGGTTCTATATCTAAAGTATATGTTACTCAAGATATGATACGTGAAGAATTACCTACTTCAACAGTAGCTACTACTGAAGGTCGCAACCCATTATCATTAGATATGTATGTATTAGGTTATGATGATAATAAAAAATTAACAACTACTTCTATTACATTAAAACAAAATTTAGCATCTTACCTAAATGAATTTAGAATGGTAACTGATGCTATTAATATTAAAGATGCTTTTTATATTAATATAGGAGTTAATTTTGATATTGTTGTTATCAATGGATTTAATAACAATGATGTTATAAATAGTTGTATTATTGCTTTAAAAGACCATTTTAATGTAGAAAAATGGAATATTAATCAACCAATTCCAATATCAGATGTCACTGCTTTATTATTAAGAATAAATGGAGTACAAACAGTAACTAAAGTTGAAATAATCAATAAACAAGGAGGAAATTATTCTCCATATGCTTATGACATAATAGCAGCAACAAGACAAGGTAATATATATCCTTCATTAGATCCTAGTATTTTTGAAGTAAGATTTCCTGATTTAGATATTCAAGGAAGAGTTGTACCGTTTATAATTTAAAATATAATCCAAAATGGCCATATATAAAATATTTCCTGAAAAAAGCGCTACTTTATATTCATATTATCCTACTTTAAATACGGGGTTAGATGAAATACTAGAGCTTAGTACTTTTGAATCTATCGAAAGCACTAGTGAGGTGTCTCGTCCTATAATTCAATTTCCAACAGATGAAATAAACGACGTTATTGATAATAAAGTTAATGGTGCTAATTTCGATTGTTATCTTAAATTATATTTAGCTAACGCATCCTCTTTACCTTTAACTTATACAATATATTCTCATCCATTAGCTACCGATTGGAGCGTAGGAACAGGTAGATTAGCAAATTTACCTATTACTACTGATGGTGCTAGTTGGGAAAATAAAGATGAAAATAATATATGGTTTTCTGGATTCCCTATTGGAACTACTGGCTCATATGATCCTAATGGAAATATAGGTGGTGGTTTGTGGTTAACAAGTTCAAATTATACTGCAACTCAATCTTTTAATCAAAAATCATCTAAAGATATTGAATTAAAAGTAACTAATACTGTAACAGACTGGAATGATAATACTATTGATAATTATGGATTTATAATTAAACACAGTGATTCTACAGAATTTACAACAGCTTCTAAATTTGAAACTAAATATTTCTCAGGAAATACACACACAATATATCCCCCTTGCTTAGAGATAAGATGGGATGATTCATTATATAATACTGGCTCTCAAGCAGTAATAGATTCTGATTTATATGTTACTAGTATAGGTAATAATAAAAAAGAATATCAACAAGACTCAGTACATCGTTTTAGAGTTAAAGTTAGAGCAAAATATCCTCCTAGAACATTTGCTTTATCAGCATTTACTTATACTTTAGTAAATTATGCTTTACCTATAACTTCATATTGGTCAATAAAAGATTTGGATACTGAAGAAATTGTCGTAGATTATGATGAAGACTATACCAAAATAAGTTGCGACTCAAGTGGAAATTATTTTGATATTTATATGAATGGATTAGAACCAGAAAGATATTATAAATTACTATTTAAATCTATATTACCTAATGGTGAAACCATAATATTTGATGAACACTATCATTTTAAAGTTATAAGATAATGTCTGAACAACAGATACCTATAGAAAAACAAGTCTTTGATAAAGACCAATTTGGTAGAGTAATTGATACTAATTTTAGACAATTAATTAATCCTCAAGAAGAAGAAGAAACACTTGAATTTACTCTTGAAGATTTTTTTGAATTGTATGAAAATTTATTTTATCAAATCCCTAAAGAAGGAGATGTAGATTCACATAGGTATATGTTGGAAAGATCAGCAGAATATTTAGGAGTAGTAGTAAGTCAAGATGATTTACAAGCATTACTTGATGAAATTACTAATCTTAGACAACAAGTATTAGATTTACAAACCGCAATGAGTGAATTAAACCAAGTAAACAGATAATGGCAGATAACATTAGAATAATAGGCAATATATTAAATACCTCTACAGTTGAACGTTATTCTGGAAGAGATGTAAATTTAATTTCTTCTAAAAAAAGACAAGACTTATTTGGAGGAAAAAACGATTACATTGAATATTTTATATATGATGCGGGAGGAAATTTATTAAATACTAATTACAATTATTTAGATTATAAATTACCTTCTACTTTTCCTTTAAGTCCTGCTGTTTCTATTATCCCCAATACAACTGATCAAATTCAAACAACAGATGTAGGAATAGTTTCAACTTTAGCTTCAACTACTAGTTCATTATTTCCTATAATTGAAATCAATCCAATACAGGATATACAAGATTTAGGATATTTATCTGGTGAATTTAAAGTTAGATACAATTTATTTGAAAAGAAAATATCTGATCCTATTTCTCAATCTTTATTTATTAAAGAAATATCTCGTGATAGAACAGAAATTAGATTAGGTTCTACGGTATTATCTGATGAACAAATAGAAAGTGGGTCTTTAGAATTAATTGATAAAATCAGCAACACAGAAGAATATTATGTAGATTATTTATTAAATTTTGATAATAATGAACAATATGTTGCTGTAAATGTAGCTTTGAATAAAGATCCTGAAGGGTATGAGATATTATTTAAATTATATGAACCTTTACCTTTAGAAATACAAGAAAAACAAACACTGTGGGTTGTTGAAGAAAAAGTAGCTCCGTATGTTTTTGATATTAATTTAGATAGATTACTCCTTCTACCACCACCCCCAACATTAAGAGGACCAAATTTTGATATTGAAATTGAAGGACAGGGTACTATATCAACAGCATACAATAATTATTCTAATTTAATATCTGGTTTACAAACCTTACAAAGTTCATCATACAGTCAAATACAAAGCTTATTAACCTCACAAAGCATTAATATAAATGTTGACTATAGTAATTTTAATAATTTTGTATTTTTTGGATCAGCATATCAAAGAGTAAATAATTTTTATAATAAAGTTAAAGAAATTGAAACTTTACAGAATGAAATTAATACACTTGGACCAACAGCATCAACAACAGCAAGCTTACAAACAACACTAAACAAATATTCAGCTAGTATTAATAACATTATAGCAGAATTTGATGGATTTGAATATTATTTATATTTTAATAGCAGTTCATTAACTTCATCTGTTAATTATGGTGTTACTCCTTATCCTAAATTAAGCCCATCATTACCTTATGCTTTATATCCAGCCACTTCAGATTCAGCTTCTGTTTGGTATGAATATGCTACTGATAGTGCTCTTGAATATGATGCCGACAATAAAGATAATTTAGAATATACTGTTCCTAGTTTTATAAAAGACAATACAGATAACCAACCATTTCTTTTATTTCTAAACATGGTTGGTCATTATTTTGACAACATATGGATTTATTTAAAATCTACTACTGATATCAATTTAGCTAATAATAATTTAGATTATGGTATATCTAGAGATTTAGTATATCAACAACTAAAATCACTAGGTATTAAATTATATAACAGCCAGGCTGGTGATAGTGTAGATAATTATTTAATAGGAGCTAATACAGGTAGTGTAGTATGGGATAATGATTTTTCTATTACTGGTAGCTATTTAAATAATATTCCACGCAAAGACTTAGTAGCAGAATTATATAAAC